TCCATAAGCCGTCGGTTCGGCTCCAGCCTTTTACGTTTGCTGATAACGAAAAACGCCACACTTCGATTTCTCGAAAGCGTGACGCTTAGTCCCACTTTTATTTTGCGCCCTGCTCGAAAGCATGACGCTGTCAAAATATTATACCATTAATTTATTACTTATTCTTTATCTTCATATCATACCACGAAATAAATTGCTTGCAAAGAGAATACATTAACTCAAGAAACGCCAGAAACTCTTTACTCATATCTTTTTCACCCGTTTCACTCTTCCGCCTTCCCGGATATATTGTCTATCAAGGTCTGTTTGTTTAATGAAATCTCGCATGACCGCCTGGAGGCTTTTTATATCACTGATCTCCTGGGTATTATCCTGCCCAGCTGCAGCAAGCGCACTAGCTTCCCGCTTCACTTTCCGGATCTCTCTCTCGATCGCGCGTTGTTTTTGAGTGGCTTCGTAAAAACTGATCTCTTCTCCGTTATAAGTCACTGTTTCGTCTGCATAGCTTTCGAGGATCGCTTTAGTGTATTCGTTTTTGCTGATGCCGTCAAAGAACGGGAAAAAAGAATGCCTGCAGTTAATCCCATGTAAACCCGTTTTAGTCCCAAACCCAGTTACTTTATAAAAATCAGGGTACTTGGTTCCCGTCCTAGAGAATATCCTACCCTGCCACATTTCGTGGTTTTCAGGGACGTCTCCTTTGTTACGCGCTCCAATATGAGCGGAAGTCTGGAGTAGATCGCACCCCATCTCAATCGCACGCTCCATGCTCAGATTGCCCGCTGTTTGGCCAACTCCGGTTAGAACGGCTCTACGCATTGATACATCAAGCTGATCGCGCCTTCCGCTTGCGAAGTTTATTACTTTCAGCCCTTCGCGTGCTGCTTCTTTGACTGATTGCCGGATAGCGGTATTGTAGTCGAATGCTCCCGTAACAATCTTCATATATGCTGAATCTGCAGCCTTTACGAAGAGTTCCTGTCCAGTCTCCGCAGTTGTCATCACCAAATTGTTTATAAGATTGCCGGTCTTTCGCAACCCAGCAGCTAATACATTCGTCATCGCCGGGGATAGGTTTAGCGGTAGTGGATTCAACCCCGCTTTTTTATAGATTAGATCGTCGAATTTAATTGCCTTCACGCCTGCCTGCTTAAATGCTTGATTTAAGTATTTCTCGGACATTGGCGTAAGTTGTTCTATTTTCTTTAGGATATCCTCATAAGTTGCACCTGATTCTATAGCTCTCTGCAGCTGCCATGCGGCCGTCGGGGTAACAAAATTCATCTTTGCCAGTCGTCTAGCGATATCACGAATTACAGACTTTTGAAACTCCTCATAGAGATTTACAATAGGCTCTGAAAGGACATCCAAATAGTCAGATGTGAGCATTTATTTCTTCTTCTTCTTCTTTATAAATATTTTTGTTGGTTTCAAAAATTGATATGCAGGGGATTCTCTTTTCTTCATAATTATCCTTATTTATAATTCATTTTTATAACGGGCACCTTAAATTCATCTATTTCCTCAAAATAAAATCCGGTTACTACAAACTCAGACCCCCGCGGCAAAAGAATTTCTGCCTCTGACATAAATTCGGCGAATTTATTAACAACAAAACCCGTCTGTCCTGAGGTAGTAGTTATTTCAAATAGCACAGGATAAGGATAAGAAGAATCTCCCTTCATTAGGAATTTTTTTCCTACCTGAAGTTTTGATGAGGTGCTACAATACCCCAAATCCATTAGTATATCTCCCCTCTTTATATTGTCTTTCATTACTTCGTTAAATAATGTTTCGTTAGTTATCCCTCTGTACAAAAGCATGTCTTCTGGAATAACATTTTTCTTAATCGCTCTATCTAAATTTAACACAACATCTTTAATGTTCCCTTCGACGGCAGGCGTAAGTAATGTATCTGATGGCAAGTCTTTTGTTCCCAAAATCTCCGCAAAAGGGTCTTCGTATTCAGGAAGATCAGAAGACACTTTTTTGTTTATTAAATCAGTTTTTTTTCGTAATACGTCGTTTATTTCTGCATAACCACCTTTAACATAAATATGAATAGCTTCTTTTTCCGTTTTATTCAGATCATAAGCAAAGGGATATAGTCCTGCTGCTTCTCTAGCGGCGCGTCCAGCCGCGTTAATTCCTTCGGCCGTCCATTGGCCGCCGGTTGGTACTCCTTCCGGGTCCCGGGGTTGGTTTGGGTTGTATCCCATTATTCTACCTCGTCCATAACTTTGTCTTTGAAGAGTGCTTGTTCTTTTTCCTTGTCTGCTTGCGCCTTCGCTATCATTTTCTTTGCGGTCTTTTCGTCTTCTTTCATATTACGCATTCTAAATTCTACTTTTCCCATAAGCCCTTGAGATACTAGACGAAGATCTTGCTGGAGTTGGGCATCCTTATCAACGATAACTGAGTCATCGAATTCGTAAGTTACTGTATAGCTGCCCGCCGGTGCTAGTTTATATAATGTGGCCCAAGCGTCCATCGCGTACAGTAGGTGATCCAGTGTGTTAGATAATTCTTTTTGAGTGTCTACTACGGTAGAGTAGGTCCGCTGTTTTGAAGCATTTATTTCCGTGGCGGTTTTGTCTACGTTCTGTGGATCGCTTAAAGTTCCATACGCCAGGCCAACTGTGAATTCAATGCGTTTCAATATCGCGTCCAAGCCTCTTAGTATATTCTCTTCTCGAATATCCGGGGTCCATTCGTGGAACAACTCTTCATCAGCTAGGCTGCCGCTTGCGTTGAGTGCCCGATATAAGCGCTTGATCGGCAGCACTGGCCGGTCGTTGTCATCCTTGTCGAATGCCATGAGATCCACATAAAGCGCACGCTGGCTGCTCTCGAATTCCCATAAGAAGTTAGACCATTGAATATCCGCGTTCTTAATAAGTTCATCAGCGCGTGAGTAACATGACACTCCTAGAGGGGAATTCACATCAATATTATTCGCAAGTGGATATCTAAAATAAGCAAACAAAGGTTTTTCAATACCCTTTAGGTGGGTCTCTGGCTGTAAGTCTGCCCAATCATCGACCACTTCTAGCGGCACCAGCTTACCCAGGGTGCCTTTAGAGCTGCTCTGGTATGCCGTATTTCTGACAACGTATTTATTTTCAGGTAGTGTTTCGTGATATTCCAACCGCGTGTAGAATTTTTTTCCGATAGTCCTCTGATCTACGAATACGCACGATTGCACTCCGCCACTAGGATCGAATTTTATCGGGAAGAACTGATCCGCTTGAATGAAGTCAACGTTAATATTTCCTTCTGACACGTATGGCTTAAGAGCAATCCCGCCTTTTGCAGCTCCATACTCTACAGTGGTGCGGATCTTTTCAATAACTTTCTCGAATTGTTCTTCGAGGTATTTCCCGCGCTTACTTTCTTCTTCAAACTTCGCTACCATCTCGATTGTTGTAATTCTAGAGATCTCTGAAGAGATTGTCGCTGCCAGGTTGAGTGAAATTACATCTGCATTCAGCCACTCCGCGTCGTTTTCGTACATGCGCGCCCATAGCCGGATAGCTGCAATCATTGGCTCACTCATTGATACATCAATGTGCAGCGCTTTTTTAATAGCAGTTTTGGTTATCATTTTATTCCATACTCCTTTTACCCAGCTAACAATCCCGTCAAAGATCATCTAGTTTCCTTATCTATTTATGCTCCACTTTCATAAACGTGTAGGTTGATCTCATGTGTAGCATCGTCGTCAGTTTTAGCAACTATGACGATTGCAACTTGAACACTGCCGCTGAAGACCATCCCCGCTACGTCCCGTGCATTTGCCCCTAACGCTTTACTTCCCTCGCCACCAACTAGTTCTCTATGCCTCAACTGGGTAGTAGTTGTTAAGTTCGCGTCTGCCGCCTGGGTTTCGTTGAATGATGTCATGTGATTTACAACCGGCACAGTTTCGATTGACAAAACAGCGGATTCTCCGAGGGGTGCAATTTGGTTTCTGCAAACTATATCCAGCTGAGTTCCCTCGTCAACGTCTAGGCTAGTATCCCTATAAAGGTAAACATCGGAACTGTGACTAACCATAACCTCTGCGTAAATATGAGCTTCGATCGTCGCCGGTGAATTGAATGCAATTATCGTCATTTCACCAATATTTGTTACGTCATTCTCGAAGTGTGCAATCCATGCTTTCTTGTCGTGGATCGCTTTATGCGATACGTCCATGGTTACTAGGTCTGCTCCCAGGGCGGTAGTGTTTAGATCCACTGCCGTGGTGTTCAGATCGACAGCAGCATCGCAGTTTTCAACTGCGGTCGTATTCAATACAACCTTATCCTCTAGCGTTTCAATATCATCCTCTAGGGATTCAATGTCTGTTTCAAGTGCTCCGACTGAAACCACTGCATTCGGATCTGAGACGACCACTGCTACATCATCTACTGCCGCTGTATTACCTGCCACCACCTTTGCACGTGCATCGCTAGTGTGATCCTTTAGCTCTACCGCTCCAATCTCAATATCACCGACTTCAAGAGTTATATCCCCTTCTACTATTTTTACTTCTTCTAATTGGTGCCCGTCATCTGTTAAGTGCATGCCCATTTTATTACTCCTTATCTATCAAAACAATTAATTATCATGGATCTTTCATCTTCTCTGGATCCTGTTGTGGTTATTTTACATGATACTAGATATCTTTTCGTGGCCACTCCCCCGGATAGCCAAAATGTCACTACACCAGAATTCACCGCTGGATCATCGGCGGCCACCAGTTCCCCGGTTGGATCTATAGTGATAACAGCCGTTGAGATTGCCTCCTCAGTGTCTTCGTCTAGCCAGTCATCCCAGTCGAACTGAAAGTCCAACGAAGCATCTGGATCTATCTTATACACATTCATTTATTACCTCCGTTCTATCTTCAGTAAGAATCTTCAATCGTCGACATAGAGAAAGAAGAACGACCGTCGCTAAAAGATCCGGGTCGACTCCGGTCAATAAATACTCTCCTATTGCTGCTCGTAAGATTAGATCTTTAGTGAGTGAAGCGTTTACTCCAGTGAGTAAATATTCTCCAATCTCAGGAATAACTTTGTACCCCTGCAATAGGTCTGCATTGATTCCGGTTAGTGAATAGCTGCCAACATCAACCAGCATTCCATATCCCTGGTAGAGTCCGGCCACTACACCAGCCAGATCGTATTCACCAATTGCAGCTGCCATAATGATATCAGTTTCACGCAACGACGCTTCAGTTCCTGTTAACAAGTATTCTCCAATTGCTGCAGTCAATCTGCGTCCTTGTAATAAATCAGCGTTAACTTCTGAAAGATTATAACTTCCAACAGCTGCGGCCAACTTGCGCTTGAAGAGTAGATCCGCTGCAGTCCCAGATAGCGCGAAACTTCCAACTGCCACAGCTAGTTTACGCTTGAATAGAAGATCCGCTGCAGTCCCACTAAGCGCATAGGCTCCTACCTCTGCATCAAAACCGTATCCCTGCAGCAAGCCAGCACTAACCCCAGAGATATTATAAGCACCTACGTCAACGTGGAATATTCGCTTGAAAAGTATGCCAGCA